TGTTCGCCGCGGAAACACCCGAAGGCGCACGCATGATAGCCACCCTCGACGGTTTATACGAAAACGGGGACGAACGATTGGTTTTGGAAATCAAAACAATGTCACGCGAATGGAACGGCGAACTACCCGACTATTGGCGCATACAGGGAATCCAGCAAGCCATCTGCGCCGATGTGGATGTCATCACATGGGCGATATTCGACTCGACAATGGTTCTCTACATCCATGAACAGAAGATAACCGACGCCGAAAAACAGGAGCATTGTGACGCCGTGGCGAAATGGTTGACGTCCATCGACCTCGGTATCACCCCCGACGGCGTGCAATGGTCATACGAAACGATTAGCGCCCGATATCAGAAACCGACGGGCACGACAATTGAACTTCCGCCGACGGCATCGGAACTGGTCGAACAACTGAAACATGTAAGAAAAGAATTAAAGGCGTACATGGAAATCGAAGACAAATTGAAGGCGGAATTGTGCGAGATGATTGGCTCCAACGAATACGCCACCGTCAACGGCACGGTCGTCGCCACATGGAAAGGCAGAACATGGTCAAGCCTTGACATCAAATCAATTAAAGCAATGGAACCAGCAATAACAGAAAAATACAGCAAGAAAATGACGAACCGAACGCTCCTTTTGAAAGGGGAAAAAGCATGAAACTAGAAGACATACTCACCAAATACGCAGTACCAGACCCGTCCATCGTCGGCAAACTACCGAGAGGTGGCATCCAACTCGATTTCGTGGGTCACGCAGAAATCACACGCATCCTCATCGACATCGACCCGAACTGGTTTTGGGAACCATGCGGTTGGGTTGACGGCAGACCAGCAATCACGGAAGTGAACGGCATGGCTGTCATGTGGGGCAACCTCACCATCCTCGGCAAATCCATGCTCGGTGTCGGTTCGGTTCGGGCAGACAAACCCGACTTGGACAAAGAACTCATCGGGGATTTCCTACGCAACGCATCCATGCGCTTTGGTATCTGTCTGTCGCTCTGGTCCAAATCGGAATGGGATGACAACAAATCAGTAGCGGGGAAGCCACAAGCAGGCAAGGCTGTGGCTTCCACCGTGACCGACGACGATGCGCCGTTGACCAAAACACAAGTCAAACAATTCGTTGATGCCTGCGAAAAAGCAGGGTTGACACCTAGCGCAGTCGCAGAAAAAGCAGGCTTGGACTGGGCTGGACAAATCCTACAAAAAGACCTGTCCGTGTTACGCACAGCGTTCACCCAAATGAAAGGCGTAACCAATGGCTAACCATCGGACGGTGGACCCGACAGGGAAAACACGGTCAACAGCCATCATCGCTTTGCGTCTCACATCAGAACAAATGGATGTGGTCAAAAAGTTATGTAAAGAACGTGGCGTCAATCGGAGCGCATTATTCCGCCGACTGTTAGCAGAGGAGACGGCACGTGTCGAAAGAACGCGCTAAAGGAACCAGTTTTGAAACGTTCGTCGTGAACTATCTCAAACAATTCTACCCGTTTGCGGAACGCCGAACATTGCACGGCGTACACGACAAGGGGGACATCGCAGGCACGGACCCGCGACTCGTTTGGGAATGCAAGAACCAAAAAATTCTCAACTTCTCGACATGGTTGCACGAGGCTGAGACGGAACGGGTGAACGCTGGCGCAGAAATCGGATTGGTCGTGGCGAAACGTCGAAGTTACGGCAACCCCGCCGACCAGTACGCGATACTCAGACTGGAAGACCTTATGACAATCCTCAAGAAAGCAGGCTACTAATGGAAGACATAGCAAGGGAACTGTACGAATGTTTGATGGAACGCATCTACGCCATCAACCAGCCGCCCGCCTACATGCGACCTTCGACAAGGGAACGGTTGGCGTTGGACGCTTTTCTGAACCGTGGATACGGGGCGGTTAAACCGAATGATTGAACGTGTCGAAGGTTATGCGCCATCGCATGACATCAACCCGCATGATTTCAAAAAAGATTTAGCGTTCGGACATCAAGGCGAACAAATTGTCGCACAATTTCTTTCGGATTTGAGCGACGGTGCGTTCGAAGTGAAGTATGACAGGTTTCGTAACGGAAGAATTTTTGTTGAATACGAACAGAACCCGCGAAACGCAGGCTGGAAGCCATCTGGTATAGCGGTCACTAAAGCAAAATGGTGGGTATACATGTTCGCACCCAACGCTTTCTGTATAATAGAACTCGGCAGACTTAAACGATATCTAAAAACAAACAAAGACAAACTACAAATCAAAGTCGCCGCACCCGACTCGGACAATCCAGCGAAAGGATTCCTCATATACCCGCAACAGGTAAACGAGTTGATGACCATAGCCACCTACGACTAGAGGATTGATGATTAAACAAATACTTGCCACCGTGACAGGGTTACTGTTCTTTGGGGGGACCGTCTCCACGGCGAAAGCCCCGCCACCTCAACCGATTCAAGCAATGCAAGCAATCGAATACAAAGTAAGGGAAACGATACCTGTGCTACCGATACCTGCCGAAGCACGCCAACCAGAATGGTGGCGGTTGGCACGGGAAGTAGGTTGGGCAGAAGACCAGATGCTCACCCTCGATTACGTGATATGGCGTGAATCACGGGGGCAAACAGGGGCGTTCAATCCGAAAGACCCCAACGGTGGGAGTGTTTGCTTGCTCCAAATCAACAAGTTCTGGGTCAAATATTTACGGCAACAAGGTGTCATCAAGCAAGCAGAGCAATTGTATGACCCGCGCACTTGTCTTACGGCAGGGCTAACCATCTACCGTTACGGTATCGAACGCCACGGTTGGGGTTGGGGTCCGTGGGCTATCAAACAACCCTGATATAGTGACCGTATGAAGGGCAACAAGCAAACACGGTGGTACTGTGACCGTTGCGAAATGACCCTCTCAACCTATGTGAGTCTGTCCGAAGCGCCATTGCATCTGTGCGACAACAAACTCTCGAACAAAAGAGAACCAATAATACAACCAATGAAAGAGGTATCGAAATGAATACAATAACCATCGTCGGCAATGTCGGCAGACCCGTGGAACTGAAGTTCTCGCAAGGTGGAATGGCGGTAGGAACATTTACTGTCGCCACAACCAGCGGTAAAGACGACAAAAAAGTGACCGTCTGGCACAATGTCACCGTGTTCGGTGAAATGGCGGAGAATACGGCATCGTCGCTTGAAAAAGGCAGTCGGGTTGTCGTCGTCGGCAAATTAGACATATCCTCATATGAGAAAGACGGACAAAAAAAATATACGACGAAGATTTTGGCTGACGAAATTGGTTTGACTTGCCGTTTCAACCCTGTGTTGGCGGACAAAACAAAACAGGTTGTCGCCAAAGCCCAAAAAGATTTCGGCAACATTGGATTCTTGGAACAAGAAGAAGCGTTCTAGTGGATATAACGGAATTAGATTTCGACCAATGGTTAGAAATCGGTGTGCGTGGCGGATGGGTTTCCGCACCCGTCTGCTACACACACGACGGGCTACCCACCTCGGTCACAGAGGACGCAGAGTTCGAAGACGGCTCAGACCCGTGCATCCACATCATGCGCTGTTACGAAAGTCAGGCACACAAAGAGGCAATAGAACTGAATTATTCACCCGTGAACTGGAGAAACCCTTACCGCGATGAAGAATTGTGACGGCGCAGAAATATTGTTGGAAGCACATTTGCTGATAACTGGCGACAGACAAAACCAATACGCCCACCCGCTTGAGGATTACACGCAAGCAAGAGACATCTTCGAAGGCATCACGGGTGTCGCGCTCACCGTTGAGCAGGCTGTGTTGTTTATGGTGGCGGTAAAACTATCTCGTCTTCGGACGGCACTCGCCAAAGGCGACTGGCATCACGACAGTATCGTGGACGCAACAGGCTACCTCGGCTGTCTCGCTATGGTTGAGCACAAGAAAAGACAGCAATGAAAGCAAGGCTATGCTCATGTTTGGTCAAGCGTGTACTACCGAAGAAACCCGTATGTGGCGAGAAATTAGATGACTCCGAAGAAGACTGAAGAAATAATTGACGGGAAGAAACCTGTATGTGGCGAGAAATTATAACTCCGAAGAAGGCTGAAGAAATAATTGACGCATTGCTCGACGAAATCTCCCGATTAAAAGCGTTGATAGAGCAACTGAAGTCTGAAATACATACAGCGAACTTGGAAAGATTCAAGAATGATTGACCTGAAACATTTGGATTGGTTTGAACAGGCACGATGTCGCGGTATGAAGACAAGTGTTTTCTTTCCCGAAACTTCTGTGGGTGTGTCCACCGCAGGTATTTACGAT